CAACTACATTAACGCCATTGATACCAAATCGTTTGAAGAACGCCTATACGGTAGTTCTAACGCAATTTGGGCGGCAAATCAGTACGCTAATAAATCATTGGCGGTGAACAGGGGTCGAGCATGAGTTTCCAAACCATTTTTGAAATACAACAATCCATGACGGTAAATAATCGCCGTGTGGTTGGTCAACAAGTAGCGCGAAGCGGTTATATCACCGTAGCGCAATATCTAACCGCCGTGCCTTGGGTCTTTACTATTCAACCCCATGCGTACCTTTATTATCCGCAAGTTCGTGCAATCATTCAAGCAATTGATAATAAAGACCGCCAATTATCTGAAACCATTGTAATGACGAGTTCCAATTTGTCTTGGTTTACTACAATGCAAGGAACGGCAACAGCGGCTACTCTTAATGGCGCACCAGCGGCTAATACACAAACGCTTGCACTTACGTCTAACGGCACGTTTAAAGCCGGTGATTTTATTATGATTAACGGATATACATACAAGATTACGGCTGACTCTGCCGGCTCGTCTGTAGGTATTCACCGACCTTTAATTGGTACACCATCATCAGGAACAACTGTTTACATTGGGAATCAATGCACGTTTACAGTTGTTGCTGAAGCCTGTCCAACATATACTTTAAATCCAATGACTAGCGGTGCATTTGTGCAATGGGATGCCCCGTTTATTTTTCGTGAGTACATAACATGACAACAATTAATGCCGTAACTGGCGCACAAATCAATCATGCAGAATTTGTGCGTTTGACTGTAGGCAATGCCGCAACGGTTTATACATTCTGCAATGCCGCCGCACCCATTACGGTTAGCGGTATTACCTTTTCTAACCTTGGCGCATTGTTAAGCGTAGGCGATGTTCAGCGCGACATTAAAGCAACTTCTGACGATATGACCATTGCATTGACAGGCATTGACCCAACCAATGTAGGTATCATTCTTGGCAATGATATTAAAGGTTCATTGGTCGAAGTGTGGCGCGGATTCTTTGACAGTAACAACCAAATCATTACAACGCCAACAACACAATTTTTTAAACGCTATCAAGGCATTATCAATAGCGTATCTATTACAGAAGATTTCAACACCGAAGCGCGAACACGGATTGCAACTTGTTCTATTTCATGTTCATCAATGCGCCGCATTTTGGAAAACAGATTATCGGGCGTTAAAACCAATACAAACAATTGGCAATTTATTTATCCCGCCGATACATCAATGAATAGAGTTAGTGAAATTTCAAATACATTTTTTGACTTTGGCGCACCGCCGCAACGCAATACGCAATCAAGCGAAACTACATTGACAACAACATACGAACAACCATGATAAGACAAGCGACAAGATATGACATTCCTAGATTGTTAGAAATAGTGGAGGCATACGCCTATGAAAACCCAATTAAAAAACTTGCTCAATCAAATAATCATTTTCCTAGATATGTTGAAGAATTATTGTTTAGCATCATGCAAGGGCGCGGGTTTATTTATGTGGATACGCATTTGCGCGGCGCAATTGTGGCTTACAAAACTTCTAACATTTGGTCGCCAAAAGTAAAAGAATTAAACGAATTATTATGGTGGGTAGAACCTGAACATAGAAATGGAACTGTAGGCGGTAGGCTTTGGAAAGCATTTGATGAACGCGCAAATGCAATGCTAAAAGCAGGGGATGTAGATTTTGTTTGTACATCTATTTCCGCAAACGGTCCGTTGATTGATTACACGCGCCGCGGCTATAAACCGCTTGGTGCAACTTTTGTTAGGGAATGAAATGGTTGCTAGTTTAATTATTGGGCTTGAATACATTGGTTTTTCAACCGCAATGGCAACTTTTGCCGTTAACTTTGCTTTATCGTATGTTGTTACCCGTATGTTCTCCGACAATCCTGAAAATCAGCAGGACATGGGAGTACGCGAACAAGTACCCCCAAGCGCGGTTAACGCAATTCCTATTGTTTATGGCGATGCCTACATGGGCGGCACATTTGTTGATGCCGTATTAAGCACCGACCAAAAAACAATGTATTACGTTTTGGCTATTTCAAGCATTAGCCCTAATGGTCAGTTTGGTTATGACACCGCTGATATGTATTATGGCGATAGAAAAATTACTTTTGATGGAACAGATTTAACAAAAATAGTTAGCCTTACCGATGAAGCGGGAAATGTAAATACGCAAATTAGCGGCAATCTTTACATCAATCTTTATAAATCTACTACGGCGGGCGTTATCACATCTACTAATGGTGCATCAGCACCTAGCACCGTCATGGGCGGTAGCGATATTGATGTTGCCTTGCGTTGGGCTTCTAGTAATCGTCAAATGAATGGCTTGGCGTTTGCTATTGTTAAACTTGTTTACAACCGCGATGCGGGTACAACAAACCTTTCCCCTATTACATTCCATGTAAGCCATTATTTAAATGGTACAGGAGTAGCCAAAGCGGGCGATGTTTGGTATGACTACATCACAAACGCGGCGTATGGCGGCGCAGTAGATTCCGCATTTGTAAATAGCACAAGCGCAACCGCTTTAAATACTTATGGCGATGAAGTAATTACATTTACTAATTCAAGTGGCAACCCTGCTACGCAACCGCGTTATCGCATCAATGGTGTATTGGATGCAGGGCAAACGGTTCTTTCAAATATTGACCGCATCGTATCTGCTTGCGACTCATGGATGACTTACAACGCCGCATTGGGTCAATGGTCGGTGGTGATAAACAAAGCCGAATCTACTGCTTATGCCTTTAACGATAACAACATCATTGGCGAAATTCGCGTTAGTGCAACCGACATTACAAGTTCAATAAACCAAGTTGAAGCAAGATTCCCGTTTAAAAATAACCGCGACCAAGCCGCGTTTGTCAACATTGAAACGCCTAGCGGTTTACTGTATCCCAATGAACCCGTTAACAAATATTCTGTTACCTATGACATGGTTAACGATTCGGTACAAGCGCATTACCTTGCAAATCGTTTGCTAGAACAAGCCCGCGAAGATTTAATTGTTTCATTCAATACTACTTATTATGGTATCCAAGTAGAAGCGGGCGATGTGGTTAGCGTTACCAATTCTGATTACGGATGGAACGCTAAACTTTTCCGCGTAATGAAAGTTAATGAAGCAACATTAGCAGATGGCAATTTGGGTGCGCGTTTAGAACTTAGCGAATATAACGCCGCCGTTTATGACAATGCTGATATTACGCAATTCTCACCCGTACCAAACAGTAACTTACCTAGCGTAAATTACTTTAGCCCATTATCCGCGCCTACGATTACTTCTAGCAATCCATCAAGCGCAATTCCTAATTTTAATGTTCAGATTTCAATCCCTGCGGTTGGTCGCGTTACTATTGGCGAACTGTATTACACAACTTCAGCAACGCCTACTGCTAGTGATTGGTTGCTATTGACAACCGCGGGGCGCATCGATGGCGAACCCGTTACGCCAAGCACTTTTTATACATTTAAAAATCAAGTTTTACCAACAGGCGCAAGTTCATCAGCAACTTATTATTTTTCATACATCGTAGGCAATGATATTGCGCGTTCAGTAAAAAGCCCAACAAGCGCGGCGTTTACTTGGACACCTACGGCAAGTGTTGGACCTACAGGCCCTACGGGTAGTGGCGGCGTTACAGGGCCTACGGGGGATAGCGGCGTACAAACCGCCCGCCCCGTTGTTTATCAATGGGCATTGAGTACGCCTAGCATTTCAGGCTCTACCACTTACACATGGTCAACGGGCGGTTATACCGCACCTAGCGGATGGTCAACAACAATTACCGCCGCACCAAGCCAAGGTTTTATTTTGTACACCGCAACCGTGCCTATTACGGCGGCGGCGGGAACTGCTACGACAACAATTAGTTGGACAAGCGCAAGCATTGTTACCGCGGGTTATGCGGGGACTAACGGCGCTACAGGGCCTACAGGCGGTGCGGGCGCGACAGGGCCAACAGGCACTAACGGCTCATCTGCGCGAATCATGTATGCCCGCATTGCAAGCAATCCCGTATCCGTTGCGGGAACTGTTAGCGTAAGTGGTGATAACCGACCAACAGGCGCACAAGCAAGCGCGGTTTGGGGTGCGGCATTTAATGTGACTTGGTACGCAAGCGACCCCGACCCCGCAAGCAATAATTCTTTATATCAATCAGACGGTATTTATAACGGCACTAATACTGTTTGGACTGCACCATATATCAGCAGTTTAAAGGTTGGTCAGTTATCAGCAATCACGGTTAACACGGGTTCGCTTACAGTTGATGGCGCATTAACAATTGGTTCTGCGGGTCAAATCTTAGGTGGTCAAACCGCCTACGCTACGGGAACTGGTTTCTTCTTAGGTTATTCAAGTACAACCTATAAATTTAGCATTGGTTCTAGCACCCAATCATTGCAATGGGATGGTTCTGCGCTAACCGTTACTGGTAACTTTTACGGCAATGGTGCGGCAGAATTTACAGGAACAAATGCCGTTGGTTTAATTACAGTAGCAGTTAAAGCCAATACAAGTAGTGCGGCAAATATTGGTGTTTATGGATATGGCAATAGTGCTTCAGGTCGCGGCATAGCGGGTGTTTCTAGTGGTTCAGCGGGTGCGGGTGTAGTTGGCTCTGCTTTGGCATCAGGCGCAAGGGCGGGTATTCTTGCCTTGGCATCGGGCGGTGCTACGGTTGCACTTGAAGTTAGTGGCGGTTCAATGGTGATTGATAACACTACATTGGTTGCTAACCTTAATGCTGATTTGCTTGATGGGCAAAATGCTTCTGCTTTTGTCAATGTGGCAAGTGGCACAACCAATGCAAAATATCTTTACTATGTAAATAACAATACCGCACCAACTGACCCCGTAAATAGGGCGGCATGGATTAAAGTTTCAACAAACGATGGGGCAACTGTTTGGTTTCCCGGATATGTATAAGGAAAAATTATGCGAACAGTTAATGGACAAAACCAAGAAATCCAATCTTATGACCATAACATTGGTTATTTTGTTAGGGTATTGGTTGGAACGGGCAACATGGTTGATGGGTCTTTTGTATTTACCCAACCACAACAATACCAAACCTACATTATTGCTGATGTCCCCGCCAATATTCAATCTATGACAAATATTGTGTTACGCCCTGCTATTACAGATTACACCGATTTAATTACGGCTACAGGCGGCGCAATTACGCC